CATCCTCTTCATTTTGATTTAATTGGATACCATTTACTGCAGCAAACTCTGCTGCGGTCGGAGTCCTATGAAACAAACCCTGATTGTCGGTCAGACCATGCATATTGTCATATTCTAGGCCGCCACCCAATATAATGTTAGTTTTACCTAACAGTAATGTTAGCGGATATCTCAAGGCGTCAAGCCAGTGGTCGTTTTCCGAATCTGGATCATCTGTAACCATGCCGGCCGCATCTAACTTATAGTGATATAGACCAAATTCAGTGATTATGTGCTGACAAGTGTCCTTATTCAAAAACAGCTTAGCATCAGTAGATCCAGGAACCTTCAATAACTTTTTAATTATCTGAATTCCAGCCATAATCTGTTCTTTCTTAGCTGTACTAGATACTGGTAAACCAGCCTTCTGCATCTCTTGGATTGCACCTTGGTCTGCTTGATCTGGTACATATAGCTGAACTCTATACATATTGTGGTATTTAGTCTTGATGTGATGTATCCATGCGGGCGTCGAGATGTGAGTCATACCGTCTGTACGAACTACATAAATATTATCTCGCTTATCTATAAAGAAGAACACGACAGTATTTGGAGAAGAGAATCCCCAGTCAATTCCAGCGTAGCAAGGAAGCTGTAGCTCGTGGCATTTCTTAACGAATATATCGTGAGTGCAGTGACCTGGAAATTCCTTACCAGTTAAAATAAACCACATCTCGTTCCAGGTTTTAACGTGAATTTTTTCATCAAACTCTCTGTAAATAATTCCTTCAACAGAGGGTTTTAAGTTCATTAACTGAGCAAGAGCCCAATCAGAACCCTCTGATCTAACTTTTTGAATAAGCTCATCTAACGTCTTTAACATAGGAGACTGAGATGTCTGTTTTTTAGCATCAGTTAGGCATATAGAGAAGAGCGGGCATCTAGCGCAGCCCTCGTAACCCTTATAATAAACATACTCTTTCTGCTTGTTCTTGTCTCGTTTGTCGAAGTCTTCTTTAGTTAAGACTTCCATCTTGTCTTGGTTTACGTACAGATCGATCTCTCTTGTTCCAGATCTCTCGTCGCTGCATCGCTCAGTAAACTCAAAAGCTGTCCACCTACGAACTGTTCTGTTCTCTACGTGTGCGTTCTCGATTTGCTTATTCATCAAGCCGTACCGAGACTTACGAGTGGAAATACCAACCCTAAGTGCTATCTTTCCACCCTTTGAGTCTAACATACCCGAAATCTCTTTGAATGCCTTTAAACCTTCACCAGAAACCGTATCGATCTCATCGACTACAACTAGAGGAACGTGAGGACCGTTGCAGGCCTTAAGCGTGCAGGGAAGAACTTCTAGCGTAATCTTGTCGCCGCCAATATTAAATAAAGACTTAGACATGTTGGCTTTCTCTAAGATTCTTTGTTCTTCTGGGATATCAGGTGGCATGACAAGAGGTTTTAACTTGCGATTATATAGAAAACTCTTTTGATATGCATAACATCGTTCAGCTTGGTTTTGAATAGCTCCTACGTGAACAACGTCACGCTTGTCATGCAACAAGATCATAAGTTCAGCAATAGCCATTCCAAGCGTCTTACCAGAACCACGACCAGCAACAAAAAGTAGTTCTTTTATGTTTTCTGGGTTATTGCGGTTAACACATATATCATAGACTTCAAATATAACATCAAGCGGATTAGTGTCGCTGTATCGAGAAACAGTAACATCAGGCAACTCTAAATTAAGAAAATATTTAATCCAGGCCTTAACTTCTGCCCTTGTTTTGCATGGAGTTAGAAGTAGCTTTCTTTCTTGATCTATAGAAAGCTTTATATTTTTAGATTTCTTTGCCATGACATCTTCCTAAATTTTCATACCACTATAGTGGTCTCAAATTCGTATAATTGCATGCAATTTTTAAGCTATCTTCTGTAGATAAATCCAACGTAACTAGCGGCCTAATATGATCTATGTGCCAACCATACTTTCCATAGTTCCAGGTCACACCTAGCTTAAATTGACTTTCCAGGTGTTTTTTAAGTTCTTCTATTGAGCAGCCTAAATTATCAATTGCACTGCCGCCAATTACTGCAGAATACAGTTTATTCCTTAAACGATTAGCTAACCTATAGTTTAAATCAATAGCTTCTCTTTTTCTTTTTCGCTCAACAAGTTTATGCTTATTATTTTTATTAAAATCTGAACAAGTCTTGTTTTCTTTTTCGTGATTATTAGGATAATATTGCTTGTAGTGAGCAGAATATAAGCCTTTTGTTAAAGATAGTCCTGAACACAAGATGCAACTACCAACATTGGTGTTTTTTCGCCTCATATTACTCAACTTTTCCGATAGCAGGCGGCAATGTTTCTACAACATCCAGAATAGATGCATTATTGCTGTGATCTTCTGGTTCTTCTAATTCTTTACGTTTATTGTTTGATGTTAACGCATCAAACATTGGAGATTTATCTTTACCTTTTGATCCAGAACTTGTAGTAGCCCCAGCTACTATCTTATATAACGTTTCAGCGACATCTTTATATTCTTTGATATTTGTGATACGCATCTGTGGTTTTGGGTTATTTATTGGATCTTGAGTGTATTTAATCATAACTTCTAGATGTTCAGCATTAGTAACCGACATCATTGTTGTAAGAAAGTCAACTTGTTCTAGAACTGATTTTACGACTTTAGCTCGGACTCTATCTTGAAGAGTGTGAAGCATCTTGTCTCGATCTTTAGCCCAGCCTCTTAAAGCTGCAGTTAAAGCAATCTGACCAATAGGATACTGCGGGAACTGTTGGGCAATTTTAGTGATTGAATCGCCTAGAAGGTACATCTCATATAATCTAGCTGCCTCTAGCTCTTTTAAAGCTCCAGCGGTTTTATGCTTTCTAAGCCACTTTACAGCTAACTTTATTTCTTCTTCGCTAAGACCGTATTTTTCTTCGTCTGTTAGATTTTTCTTGAGTGCCATATTTGCTCCAACACTCATTATACCTGATTGTCGCTATCGATTGCCTGATACGCACTTGACTGATACCTTTTACTTCAGCAATTTTATCAACTGGTAGCCCAAGCATAGATAAACATATCAAACTTCGCTCGAACTCAGTAAAATTTTCTAATAAATTAATTAGATTTTCTGATGGGGGATTGTTAATTAAGAACCAGATGTTTTTCTTTAACTCTATGTCGTCAGAGTATTCAAGCTTAAGTTTATCTAAATGATAAGCAAAAGATTCAACAGGATTTCCACTTAAGTGGAAAATCCAAAGCTCTTGTCTTAAGTCTTCGTCGTTAGTCAGACAGTTTATTAAGCTGTTGACCCGATCCGCCGGTTTCATTTTGCTCTCCAAGCTCTTCCATATAAGTTTCGAAGTCAACAGTTTTTACGGTAGCAGACCATCTTGGCCCACAAAAATCCTTAACAAACTTATTAAGGATCTCATAAAAGTCTAAAGATCCTTCTTTTCGAAGCATTCTTCTAAATCTCCACAACCCGAGCAAACTATCAGACTTAGAGAGAACACGGTACTTTTCTATACGTTTAAGAAGCGACTTGTCAACATATATAGTATAGTTGACCCTACGATTCTCAACATCTATTTGCAGTTCTACTGCTTGTACCTCCTTATGGACAATAGAGCCGCAGAAGAATAACTGATTCTTTACGTCGTCAGTTACGAGACCGTTATTTAACAGCCATCGCCTCTGATCTACATATTCTTCTAAGTTAACTTCTTTCTGACCCATACTTTCCTTTAGGTGTTCTCACCTGAGTTTATTATACCAGATCAAAACTATTATCTACTGCATTAAGCATTTCTGTCGCTTTAGATTTCAATAAATTCTTATCTAAATTACCAGAATACACTTTATCTATATACTCTGATATAATGCTATCTAATGACATTGCTTCGATACGAACTTGTCGCTTTTCTCTGTCTGTAAAGATAGTCTTGATTTTTACATCTCGACCTGCTACTATACTTTTGCCTTTTTTAGAACCAATATATCCAAGAAGTTCTGCTTTAG